GCGAGTTGGTCTCTGGCGCATCGTTGTAAACCATATAGGTGGGTTCGCAATAATAAAAAGCGTGATAGTTGACCGCGATCAACAAGCAATCTTTGGGCAGGCGTTTCATGTCATTGGGAAGTTCGAGACAATCCAGATGAAACTGACCGATGCTCAATTCCTTGAGGGCATACAGGCCAATGATGTGGACGTGATCAACTTCTTTGGCGTGCCTGCTTACAAGCTCAACATGGGCAAAGAAGCCTACAACAGCAACGCGCAGCAGGATCTCGATTACCTGAAATCCACATTGGACCCATACCTGGTGCAGTGGGAGCAGGCTGGGCGGCTGAATTGGCTTTCCCAAAAAGAGCAAGCCAATAGTTATTTCAAGTTTGTGCGTGAGTCTTTGCTGCGCACGGACGCAAAAACACGCGCAGAGCTGAATGCAATCAAGATCGCATCCGGGCAAATGAACCCGAACGAAGCCCGCGAGATCGAAGACGTGAGCGGCTACGATAGCGGCGATGAATTCTGGATGACCCGCAATAATGCAAGCGTTCGCGAACTGATCAATGCCGAGCTTGCAGCCATACGATCAGCCCAGCCAGTCAAGAATTAGGAGCAGCATGAAAACATACGTTTTGCAAGCCTTTATGGAAACACCCTGGGCAATTTTGCCGAGCAAGCTGGCCATGTTGGAAGAGATCGTTGCACGGCATGTGAGCGGTGAAAAACTCAGCGCCGAAGAGATACAAGCCCGTGTGAATGGGGCCGTGCCTCCGCAGAATACAAAGGTCAACAGCGTGGCGGTGATGCGAGTCTTTGGAACCATCGCACCACGAACAAACATGCTGACCAGTATGTCTGGCGGTACGACCGCTGAAACTCTTGGCCAACAGTTTGCAGACCTGGTGAATGACCCGCAAGTGAGCGCCATCGTTTTGGATGTCAACAGCCCGGGCGGGCAGGTTGGCGGCATCGAAGAGTTATCCAAAAAGATATTCGATGCGCGCGGAACCAAGCCGATCGTGGCTGTGGCCAATCATTTGATGGCGTCTGCTGCGTATTGGATCGGAACTGCGGCTGATGAAATTGTTGTTACACCGTCTGGCGAGGTTGGTTCCATTGGAGTCTTTGCCGCGCACCAGGATATCAGCGGACAGCTTGAGAAAGAGGGCGTCAAAGTTTCTCTGATCAAGGCTGGAAAGTACAAGGCTGAAGCAAACCCGTATGAACCGCTTTCGGAGGAAGCCAGAGCTGCCATTCAAGAAAATGTCAGCGATATTTATGGCTCGTTTGTGGATGCAGTGGCACGCAACCGCGGCGTGAAAGCGGCAGCTGTACGCACTGGATTCGGCGAGGGCCGCGTTGTGAGTGCCAAGCAAGCCATCGATCTTGGAATGGCTGATCGAATTGGGACTCTCGATGAAGTGATCAACCAGCTGCTAAATAACAGCACGATGCCTGCAACCGCGCAGGCCAATCAAATTATCAACGAACCGCAGGCGCTTTCGCCGCGGGTGGAACCTGTTGAGGTGGAGTCTATGCCTGATGCCAGCAATCAAGCAGAGACAAAGCCAGACCCGCGCAAAGTACAGCGCAAATATCTTTATGTTCAAAAATAAAAGGAGAAATAAATCATGACCGATCTCAAACCGTATTTTGACCGTGCCAAGGCTGATAGTGACGAAGTCGCCCGCTTACAGAACGAGTTGAATGCTCAGTTCAACAGCGGCACAGACGAAGGCATTCAGGCCGCGATCGATATACAGCCCGCGCTGGAAGCTGCAATCGTCAAGGCTGAAAACAGCAACAAGCTTTACCTGACCATGCGCAATGCTGACAACAATACCAGCAACGCCGCCTCGCTGTTCGTTTCCGCGAATAGCGAAGAAGAGCACGAGGATGAAAAGAAAATGACCCTCGCTGCGTTCAACGCCCTGCCTCCCCGTGAACGTATGACGTTCGTAAAAGCTGGCGGAACAATCGAAGGCTAATCAGCCAACGCCGAATTATTTAACCAATAAAAAAGAGGTAAATAAACCATGACCACTAACACACTCACTGGGTTGATCCCGAATGTTTACAAAGCCGCTGACCGCGTTTTGCGCGAACAGACTGGCTTCATCGGCGCGGTCTATATGGACCCCTCCGCCGAAATGGTCGCCAAAGACCAGAACATCACCTATCCCATTGTCCCCACAATGGCTGCGACAGATGTGACCCCTGCCGCCGTTGTCACTGATCCGTCTGGTGTGGCTGTTGGCTATGGAGAAATGACCATCTCCAACGTCAAGAAAGTCGCTTTTGCCTGGAATGGTGAAGAACAGGCATCCATCAGCTCTATCTATGAAAACGTGAAACAGGATCAATTCTCTCAGGCATTTCGCACGCTTGCAAACGCCATCGAGTCTGATCTCTTCCTCGCTGCAAAACGCGGCGCTTCGCGCGCCTACGGCACTGCTGGCACTACCCCGTTCGGAAGCGCTGCTGATCTGACCGATATTGCCCAGGTTGGCAAGATCCTGCGTGATAACGGCGCGTGGACTTCCGACATGCACATGGTGCTCAATACCACCAGCGGCGCGAAGATCCGTGGGACACAGTCCAACCTCTTCAAAGTGAATGAAGCGGGCGATGCTGAACTTTTGCGCGAAGCAAAGCTCGGACGCCTTGAAGGATTTGACCTGCACGAATCCGGCCAGATCGTTTTGCACACCAAAGGCACCGGAGCCAGCTACCTCGTTGACCTGACCGCTGGTTATGCGGTTGGCTCTGAAACCATCCACATCGATACCGGCACTGGCACCGTCCTCGCTGGTGACATCCTGACCAACACCAAGACCAGCCGCGACACCAACAAGTATGTTGTGAAGACCGGCTTTGCTGGTGATGGCGATGGCGACATTGTGCTCGCCAAGCCCGGCAATCAGGTTGCCTGGGTGAATAATGATCCCGTGGCCGTTGGTAACAGCTATACCGGCAACTTCGCTTTCGAGCGTAATGCCATTCACTTGCTGACCCGCGTTCCCAAACTTCCGAAGGAAGGCGCTGCAGGCGAGCACACCGTCATCACTGATCCGTTCAGCGGTCTCTCGTTCCTGTTGTCCATCTACCCCGCCTATCACAAGGTGATCGTTGAGATCTCCATTGCGTATGGCGTGAAGGCTGTCAAGTCCGAGTCCATTGTGACGTTGCTCGGCTAATCTGTAAGCGTTTCAGGGCGTCCTTCCACGCTCTGCTGATGCACCCTGCGGGCGTCCTCCACGTCCGCAGGGCAACTCGATAAGGACTTTATGGCCACCATTCTCACCTCTGCCCAAGCCGAAAATGCGCTGCGTGTTGCCAGCGGGGATGCCCGTGTGGCAGATCTGCTGCTGCAAGTGGACAAGATCATTGAACGTGCCACAGGCCGCGATTGGACGCAGGATACTACCAAGCATCCCATTGCCGTTTCTGCGGCAACGATGCTCTTGGTGCAGATGTTCGAGAACCCGGCCATGACCGGCGACTCGGCCATGATGGCCTTTGGCCTGACCAACGCGCTGGCCATGCTCGAAGCGGAGGCCCTGAAATACCGCAAGTATGAATTTGAAGGATGCACGGGCGGCGGATCGATCTGGCTCCCCGGCGCGCGGGAAGGGGATGTGGTGATCAAACTTGTGGGAGTCTATGGTGCAAGCGGTGATCAGTCCTCAAAGTTCGAAAGCGCCATTTCGGAAGAGCGACATATTGTGCAAACGTCCTCTGAAGATTATGCCGAAGTCCATTTTGTTGTGGTGCTGAAAAGCCCCGCGGATGATATTGGCGTATGAAACTCGGCGGACGAATGACCAACCCCGGCGAGCTGCGCACGCCAGGCACGCTGCAAACATCCACCCTGTCTAAAGATGCGGGCGGGGCGCAGGTGGAAGCGTGGACAAATTTCGCCACGAACCCGACTGTGTATATCAAGATCAAGTACGCACACGGTCCGGAGTCTATTTCTGCGGACGCCAAGCATGCGGTATCGCGAATGACGTTGATGATGCGTTATCGCAGCGATGTACATGCAGGCCATGCTATTTTATTGGGCAGCGATCGCTGGAGGTTTATATCTCCGCCTGACAACATCGATAACCGCAATGAATATCTAGAGATACAAGCCGAGCTAGTGACAGGAACCGTGTAATGGCCAAGGGAACGCTAACCTTCAAAGGTTTGAGCGATTGGATGGAGCAACTTGCGGAGTCTGGCCAGAATGTGGATGATGCCGTCACGGAGTTGCTTGGCGAAACGCAACCATTCATCGAAAGTGAACTGGTAGCGCAATTGAAAAAGACTTCAGAGGCGTACACAGGCGAAACAGCGTCCACCATTGAAGTCAGTGGTGTGCAACAGGAAGGTAATTATCTTTTTGTTGAAGCCACGGTGGGCGGCAGTGAAGCGCCGCAGGCATTTTATAAAGAATACGGCACAACGCGCCAGGCTGCAGAGCCGTTTGTCCGTCCAACTTTCCGAGGGCATCGGCTGAAAAACAAGCTCAAGGAAGGCATGAAAACAATCATGCAAAGGTTTGGTATCAAGTGACAACTGTCTTTGAACGAGTTGAAACCGCTCTTGGAACGATTACCCCGGCTATATCCTTTGCATCAGCGCCCTATAAAGGCACACTTCCAGATGCATACATCACGCATCAGCTGATCAACTCGCCCGCTGAGCAACATGCCGACAACATCGAGACTGAACGATCGTACACGATGCAGCTCAATTTTTGGGATAAGGCGGGCATCCCGTCAACCACCAGCGTGGACGCCGCCATGAAAGCGGCAGCATTCCACAAAGGCAACGTGCGCCAACTTCCGCAGGATCCGCTAACGCATCACTACGGGCTGGCGGTCGAATATGTTTATTTTGAAACACAGGAGTAATTAGCTATGGCAAACGAATCAGAAAAGAAAGTCGTTGTCGGTGTCGATAGCGCAAAGATCGCATTCGTCACTCAAGATGATGCGACCGCTTATATCGCCGGATCACCGCAAAGCTTTGCGCCAACGATGGAGCTGAAAAGCACTCCATCCAGCGCAAGTGAAACTCTGTATGCCGATAACGGACCCAATGACAATGTCTCCGCTGAAGGCGAAACAGAGATCGAGCTCACCGCTCCAAACTTTGACGAAGCGTTAATCGCCCAATTGAAAGGCGCAACTTTTGACAGCGCTACAGGCCGTGTGTTCGACAATGCGGACCCTTCACGCGCTCCGTATTTTGCGCTTGGGTATCGCTTCAAGAAATCGAACGGGCATTATCGGTACCGCTGGTATCTCAAGTGCCGCGTGGAACCGCCTGGTGAAGAGGCACAGTCTCAGAGCAACGCGGTCAACTTCAAGCCGCAGACCTTGAAGATCAAGGCTCTCAAAACCATTTACCAGTTTGATCTGATCGGTGACGGTTCTTTGATGGACGGTGCCAAGCGCGTGCATGGTGATGAAGACACGGATAACTTCTCTGCCACAACCTGGTTTGACGCGGTGCAGGTTCCTGTGGCTGGCACGCCTGCCTCGTTCACTCTCACGCCTGTACCTGCTGATGGCGCGACCGGCGTTGTTGTTTCTTCCAATTTGACCTTCACCTTCAGCAACGCGCTGGCTGGTGGCCGCGAAGCTGGTATCACGCTGATCGATGCCGACACAATGGCTCCCGTGGCGTACGCACGCACGATCAATGCCGGGCGGACTGTGGTCACGATCAATCCCACATCCAACCTTGGTGCGGCAACGGATTACCTGGCCATCGTCCACGATGTTGTGGACATCCACGGTCAGGCATTAGCTGATGTGGTGATCAACTTCACCACGGCGTAAATACAAACAAGGTGACAGTCATCCACATGGGTGACTGTCACCTGAAGCAGGAAGGAATATATGGCTACACCGTTATTAGTAATTAAGCTCACGCTTTACGATGAA